GACTTGGGCCGGGCGCAACAGGTCACGGTCGAGCAGGCGTCTACGACTGTCGTGGGCGGCTACGGTAACAAGGCGGCTAAAGAGAGCCGCATGACGCTGCTGCGGTCGCTGATTGAGGCGACGGACAACGACCTGGAGCGGGAGCGGCTGCGGCAAAGGCTGGCGCGGCTGGCTTCCGGTGTGGCCGTCATCAAGGTTGGCGCGGTGACGGAGGCCGAGCGGAATGAGAAGCGGGATCGTGTTGACGATGCGGTGTGCGCTACCAGGGCGGCGGTGGAGGAGGGGATCGTACCGGGGGGTGGGCTGGCGCTGATCTATGCTCTGGACCGGCTGGAGAACCTTTCCCTAGAGATGCCCCACGGCGACGAGCTACGCGGCATGAATATCATCTCCGAATGCCTCAAAGCTCCGCTGCTCCAGATTTGCGCCAATGCGGGCGTAGATGGGGACGAGGTTTTATCGACCATCCTTGCAGATCGCGACGGCGTAGGCTACAACGCAGCCACCGGGAAGTATGAGGATCTGGTCAAGTCCGGCGTGATCGATCCAAGCAAGGTAATCAGGTGTGCGCTCCAGAACGCTGCCAGCGTCGCCGCGCTGCTGCTGACTACCGAGGCGATGGTTGCTTCAATTCCAGACAAGAAGTAGTAGAAAGGGGTTTAGGATGCGCATCAAACTGGACCTTGAAGATTATGCCTATGTCACGACCTACTCCACATTGGGAGAGCACCGATTCCTGATCGTGAAGGTCAACGGAAAACCTTTCGGCGTCCATCGTCAGATCGAGAAGTTCTCCAGTGAGCATCAGAAGGAGTATATCGACCGTTACCTCGTCGAGCAGATGGAATTTATGCTTGGCAAGATCATGGGAGACGCTTGCGCCGCCATCCCTGCCGGGACAGAAATACTCCACCCAAGGGAGGAATTGTGAAGATCAAACTCGCTCTCCCCGGCGGCAAGACTTTCCTTCTCTTGCGGGTGTCGCGCCGCTGGGCTGGCTGGAGGATTGATCGCGGGCCGTTTGGCTGTTGGGAGCTTTACTTGGGCCGCCTCAAGATTGGATGGGTGCTAACGCGATGGCTATGAAGGTCCGTATCTACAGCCCGAAAGGCAAGGTGCTCCGGGGCGAGTTCACGGTCGAGCGTCAGGATGGCAAGACGCTGTGGCTTGTCAATCCGGTTCCGAAAAGCGTGAAGCCGGGCGATGTGATTGAGATTGTGATACCAGAGAAGAAGTGATGAGCAAGGTCGGAACGAACGGCGGAGGGCGGGAATGAGTGTAACATTAACAAATTCTTCGGCAGAGAACTGGCGTGATCGGCCAGCGACCGACTTCTACCCTACACCTCCAGCGGCGACTCAGGCGCTCATAGACTTTCTCACGCTCCCCAAAGAGCTTACGATATGGGAACCAGCTTGCGGCGACGGAAGAATGGTAGACGTTCTTCAAGGCAATGGCTATACTGTTCGGGGAACTGACATCCAGGGTGGCGCGAACTTTCTCGAAACAAAGGAATGCCCTGAGTCTTTCATTATCACTAATCCGCCATTTTGTGTTGCCGAGGAGTTCATCCGCCATGCAAATAAATTGAAACCCAAATGCGGCTTCGCTTTCCTTCTTAAGAGCCAATACTGGCACGCCGCAAAGCGACTTAATCTATTCCGTGAGATTCGTCCGCAATTTGTTCTACCGCTCGCTTGGCGGCCAGACTTCCTGTTCAAAGAAAAAGGTGGAAGTCCTACGATGGATGTGCTTTGGACTGTTTGGCTTTGGGATGTGGCTGATCGCTTTACTGGAGCGATCTACGAACCACTTGGGAGGCCGAAGCGAATTCTCAGCCAAGAGACGTTCGACTTCACCTCTTGATCTGCACTCTCCCCACCCCAGGCCGCCCGAACGTAACCGGCCCGCTCATCTTCTCAACCTCCCGGTCCAACTTCCAGCGCGTGACTGCAATCGACCGCTGATCGACGCCCGCCGCAATGAGCGCCTGTATCTTCTCCTCGGTGACAACTTGATCCGGCTTGCGGTCGCCGGTGATCCAAGTGTTTGTGTATAGGTCGCAATCGATGCAGTCGTCCAGTTCATCTCCTTTGATCTTTAGAATGGCGCCAGGGCGGTCAGGGTCATGCTTGCGGCTAACGGCCGCTTCGTAGCTCTGCGGCGTAAGGTCGGTGTAGACAAACTCCCCGCGCGTCAACCTGCCAGCAAGTGACTGAGCATTGCCGATGCTGTCCTTGGCCGCACTCATCAAAGTTAGGCCGCACTCATCGAATACCTCTTGGATGATCTCGCGGTTGCTCTTGCCGGTCCCGGTGTGGGCGTCCATGGCGGGGTCGCAGTACCCAGTGACGATCCTGGTGCGCTTGCCGCCAAGCTCCCGCTCAAGGAACTTCTTTCTGACGTGGTGGGCGTACTCGTTGGAATACATCTGGCGCTCGATGTCCTCACCGATCTTGAACATGCGGTTGGCCTCATTCATAAAGTAGAGTCCGGTCGCCGCTGCCGATCCTGACATGCCGTAGTCCATGACGATCATGTGCAGGTGCCACCACTCCTCGTGACACTCAGAATAAGGAATGATGTAGCTCTCGTTAAGGAAGGGGAAGAAAGCGCCCTCAGTGGCACACCAACACCCTAGCAAAAGACGCTTCTGGACATCGGCGGTCTGTGACATCAGCATGGCGCGCTTGCGCTCGTCGTAGTAGGGATTGTCTGCCAACTTCCCAGGAATGAAGCAGGTAGTGAGCATGACGGGAGTTTCGTCTTTTTTCCAACGTGCTCCCGCGTAGACGGCGCAAGGCTTGACTGATTTTTCAGGATGACAGACAGGACACTCGTGATTGAGGAAAACGGCTTTCAGCCAGGGAGCTGAGGGGTTAGCGGTCATGCGCACCCTGTCGCGCAACCCCCATTCCGGGGGAGTGGCCACCCAAGGCAGCAGGGAGCGTACTCTATCCTCAGTCTGGAACTGCGCCTCATCAATGCCCAGCCAGGAGATAGGCTTGCCGGTGTAGAGTTCAACGTCGGCATCCTTGGCCAGATACCCCAGCCGCATCACGGCGCCGGATGGGAACCTCCATATCTTGCCGCCGTCAGACTTCCGGCCGCCGAGCGGGGAGTAAATCTTCTCCATCTCGTCAATGATGTTCGTCATTTCCGTGTAGGACTTCCGAAGCAGGACGCCGCGGAAGTGGCCATTATCGTACTCCTGCGCAGAGTCGGCCACGAGGTAGTTTGTCTTCATGCTGCCCGAGGTTCCACCGTACAACAGGAACTGCGCTCGGCATTGGAGGGCGGTTAACTGCGCAGAACTGCCCGGCTTCCATCCTGCGATCTCATGCAGGTCGGCGGGCAGGGGGATGAATCCACGGTTTTCAAGGAGCGTCAGGGCCATGGCTAGAAGTCCGCCCAGGGGTCCGGTTCGGCGTCGATGGTGGGCGGCGGGGTAGTCATTGCCCGGATGCGCTCCTGTATGACTTCCATCGGCGCAGTCTGCCTCACCACCTGCCGGGTCTCGGTGATCTGGTGGGTGATGATGGTCTGCTCTGCCGGCCGGTAGATGCGCGGGGCTTCCTGCTGCGTTGGGCCGCTCGAAGCGTCGGGAACGAAGTTGCCGTCAAGCAGCAGGCCTACGCGCTGGTAGCCAAGCTCGATTGCGTTGACCTTGGGAGTGGCCAGGCTGGGTGTAGCTTCGAGCGTCTTGCGCGGGATGCGGACCACCTGCATCAGCTCGCGGTCCAGGGCCTCGACGTTGACCACCCGCTTCTTGGCGATGATCTTGCCAACCTCGGCGTCGATAGCGCCCATGCGGCGGGTGATCTCTTCATGGACCGCGGAACGGCGGTAGATCCCGGCGCCCTCCTTCGATGCAAAGCCAGCCTCGATAGCGGCCTTCTTCACGTCCCGGCAGGCGCAGTAGGCGTCGATGAAGCGCAGCACCTGCGGCTGGAGCGGGGCGGCAATGGCGGTGTCAGTGTCCATTATCCCCCTCCGCCGGTGTCGTTTTTCCGACCATCCTTTTCAGCTTCATCCTTTTTGATTGCGTCGATTCCATCCTCGATCT